ATTTTTCAACGAAAATGACAAAAAATTTTTCAAAATTCCCGAAACACATGAAATTGATATTTCCAAATACGTTTATTGGAAGGAGGTTTCAAATTTCCCTATGTATATGACATCAACCGGTGGGGATATTTTATACAATATTAACTTAAATTTTTAATATAAGCAATATATATAAATGGTTCTATTACGTGAAAATTTCCAACCACGAAACATTGGCAGAGTAAATTCTTTTAGAGAACATATAATTCATTTGTTTACAGGAGTTTTATTTTTTACAACTTGGTCTTATTTGATTCATCCGTTATATGCTATTCTAGTGTTTTTGTTCTATTTATCCGTAATCATTTTGCAAATTTATGACGGAATAGACTCATCAGGGTTTTTTCTTTTTTATGTTCTTATGTTTTTTAAAAATATTATATTTACTGTAGTAAAACTTGTATATATTTCTTTTATTTAAATATTAAGGAATTTTAATGATGTTTTGAATGTTTTGATTTGTGATGATCACAATTCCTTATGAATTTTAATTAGGAATTTTAATGACGTTTTCGGATATTTGCTTTGTGTTCATCACAATTCCTAATGCTTGAATTTAACATTATAACTAAAAAAACAACTTAATTTTAAAATTCAAAGAAAATGAAAATTATTAGAAATCGTATATAAGACACCAAAGAGAAAGCATATCTTCTGGTTTTGTTCTATCAAAACGAAATTCGTAAGTCCAGGCGTCAGTGTATTTCCATCTTTTATTTTCCTTTTCTGTTTTAAACTCTTTATGAAGTGTCAAAAATTTAGATATATTACCATTTACTTCTAATAATCTCTCTGCAGGTATAATATAAAATATATCCGTATTATTTAAATTTAATAAGTAAAAATCATTGTCTTTAATATGGTATGGTTGATGTTTACATCCATCTCTATTTTTGTCTAATATGAATTGAAATGAATTTTCATTTACATCAGTGGTATTCCTTGTTTTTTCTTGAATTTTTATACAATCATCAATAATGAAGTCAGTCGCACAAGATTCAAGTTCTGTCATATTAAATATTTTTGACCACTGTTCCAACCTTATTTGTACATATTTCATTTCAAGTTGTTTTTCTTCTGTACATAATAATTTAAGTTCTTCAATTGTTTTACCAAGATTTTCATTATCATCTATATATTCATTAATTCTTTTAGAAATATCATTCACGTCAACATATAAACCATTATTTACTCCTGTGCTAAATCTGAAACTTGAATCGACAATACCTTTTGTATGAGGCATTATTAAGAGAAATTTGTCATCTGTGATATTATAGCAAATAAGAAGCATATATTCATAATAATTATACCTTTTTTTATTATTTTTTAATGCTAATGGACAATAGTATCTTTTGTTCATAGAAAATGCAAGTCTTTCACTACCAGATGCTTTCATTTGTATAGGTAACCATTTATGATTTGTTTTTTTACGTACAGCAATATCAACATGAAATCCTTCGAGACCAATAATTTCTAAATCAATATTTGTATCATTTAGTATTTCTTTTAATTTATTAATAGATATTGCTTCTTTTCCCAAATTTGAAGTTTTATAATTATTTTGTTGTTCTTTTAATATTTGTTTTCTTTCTCTTAAAGATGCTTTCGGATTTTGTAAGTAAGTATCAAAACTCATTATTTCATATATTTCTCCGAATTTAAAATTAAACTTTAAAAATCTAAAATAAAATTGTTCGTTGATATTTAATTTTGAATTTTTTATGAGAACCATTGCGCGTCCTATGGCAACAATAGCATCAAATTCATCTTCTGTTTCTTTAATACATCCTTTTCCATATTCATACTCAAGTCTTCTAAAAGTCCATTCACTACTTTTTCTTGCGAATGGTGGAATTTTACGATTGTCTTTATAATATCTTAAAAGTGTTTTTTCTGGGGTTCTTTTTCCATCATCAAATATAAATGTAAGAGGAACATGTCTCGCAAATTCAAAAGATTTTCCATAAACAACTTTCATATTATTAACAATAGCATCAAATTCATCTTCTGTTTCTTTAATACATCCTTCTCCATATTCATACTCAAGTTTTCTAAAGCTCCATTTATTACCTTTCCTCGCAAATGGTGGAATTTTAGGGTTTTCTTTATAATATCTTAAAAGTGTTTTTTCAGTTGTATCATTTCCATCTTTAAATATGAATGTGAGACTGACATGGTCTTTAAAACGGAAACCTATACCATCATTTTTGGCTTTTTCTTTTGTTTTTTTTATAATCTCATTAAATTCTGTTTCTGTTTCTTTAATACAATTACCAAATTCATTTATAATTTTCTCATATGTTAAAACCATTTTATAAATTATTTCAATACAAATAATTATATAATAATTTTCAAAACATTTTTAGAAAATTATTAAGGAAATTTAATGATGATTTTAATATTTTACTTTGTGTTCATCACAAATCCTAATGCTTAAATTTAACATTATATTTTTCTGTAACTTCCTTATCGACTTTACGTGTATTGCCTCCCATTATATAACTATAAACACGTGCGTAAGCCCAAGATTGTGCACTTTGATTGGGCCTTGAACCTCCTGTGTAATATGCAGCTTTTCCTTTGTCATATACTTCTTTTAATCCTTTCTCGGGTATTCCAGAAACCTTCGAAATGTTCTTTAATGTCTTTCCACCTTTTAGTTTTGCTATTTCATCACCATATTCTCTGTCAAATTTAGCAGTCCATGTTGATTTACGTGCTTTTCTCGATTTTATAGTAGGGCGGTTCTTACCTTCGAAAATAGATTTTATTTGTTTTTTAAGATCAGTTCCTTTTAAATTACTTAAATAGCGTTTAGGTAAGCGTCGCGTCTTACCTTTATATGTAACAGGTGTGTTATTAAATACCATATTATTATAATTATATATATTAAAAATGAGAATCTTATCAATTGACGTTGGAATCAATAATTTATCTTATGTTATAATTGATATAAATGACGATGATAAGTTTAACATAATTTCTTGGAAAAATATAGACATCAACAAAAGCTATACTGATTTAGACTATGTATGTTCAAAGTACTTGCATATGACCAAACCAGATTTAATTGAATGTTGTAATATAAATAATATAGAAATTGATCCCAAAAACACATCAAAAATTATTAAGGATGCGATTAAAAAACATTTAAAAATTAAAAAAATAAAAAAAACAAATCAAATAGATTATAAAAAAACACTTTTTAATTTAAAAAAACATTTTGATGAATTTTTAAATGATGAAATTACGCATATTGTTATAGAAAATCAACCTGTAATGAAAAATCCAAAAATGAAATCTATTCAAATGATATTATTTACATATTTACAATTGAAATTTCCTGAAATTAATGTGGATTTTATAAATGCTGCCGAGAAATTAAAATATTGTAAAAAACAGGGTTTGATTGAAAGCGTTCCTAAAACATATAAAGAAAATAAGCTAACATCTATTAAAGTTGTTATGAAATTAATAAGTAAAATGACAGATTTTTTAGAAAAATTTAAACTCGAAAAGAAAAAAGATGATTTATCTGATGTTATTTTACAATCTTTGGCCTATAAAAATTCAAAGTGCGTTAAAAACATATAAAAATAAACATTTCATAAAAGTATAATTAAATTATTTAATATGTCTCTCGATAATATTGCTGCCGAAGAACTAAATTTTGACCTTGGACTGATGAATGCCGGTGGTGGAGAGGATGACAATGAATTTGATCTCCTTATTGACCCTTCTAAATCTCGTCCTGTTTCCCCAACTGCGGATAAGGTAGATATGACAACATCGAACGATGTCTCTTTCAAGAATATTATTGATGATAGTGACGATGACGATGTTAAGATTAACTTTTCCGTTCAGCGTGAAAACGAACCAGTTTCAGCATTTAAACCAGCTTTCCAGAGAGTACAGGAAATCGGCAGTCGCCCTGTATATCACACCGAAAATAATGCGGAAAAACAGGACCTTCTATTTAAGCTTAAACGTCTTGAATCCAGAGGCATTCCTCTTTCTAAGCATTATTCGCGCACAGATTCTGTTGTTGAAATGCGTGAAGAGTACGAACGCATTAAGTCCCAGCGCGACCTTGAAGCCTCTATTAAATTCCAGCGTAAGACACTTATGATGACCACATCTGGTACAGAGTTCGTTAATAAACGTTTTGATCCATTTGGTCTCAAGCTTAACGGTTGGTCTGAATCGGTAGGTGAATCTATCGATGATTATGATGACGTTTTTGAGGAACTACACGAAAAATACAAGGGTAAGGGACAGATGGCACCTGAGCTCAAATTAATGATGATGCTTGGCGGCAGTGCGGCTATGTTCCATATGAGTGCTAAATTGTTCGGAAATAGTGATCAGAATGTAAATGATATTATGAATAATAATCCCGATTTAAAACGTGCCTTTGCCGAAGCTGCTATTCGCAACGAACTAAACAATGGAAATCAGAACCCAAATTACAATGATCAGCCTGTTCCTCAGCCATCCTTCAACTCTGATGAGAATGTAATGGATGCTCCTCCTGATGACGTTGACATCGATAGAATTTTATCTTCAATCGATCAGATTGCACCTGCAGTTCCTCCTGTCCCAGCATCGGTTTCGGCCGTAGAACCAGTCGCTCCCAAAAAGCGTCGTGGTCGCCCTAAAAAAGTCCAGCGTCCCGAAACCAAATCGTTCTCTCTGAACGTTTAAAATGAAAGAAAATTATAAATCTATTATTATGAAAAATAATTGTGTAAAAGAAACAAAAAAATAATATATTCTTTTATAAATGGTTGAATATTATACAACATTGGAAAAAGTAAAAGAAATGGTTTTAATAAAAAAACAAATTCACGTTTATGGATTAGCAAACCATGCAAATATGAAAAAATTTGATGAAATAGTGCAAAATTACATTAAAGGCGAAGAATATACTGGAAATATAAAACTTCATGGAACAAGTCGTACAATGGTCATTAAATTTAGAAATAATAAGAAGTGGCCAATTTCTTGTCATTTGTTATTTGATAAGAACGTTTGAGTTTTAAAAAAAAGTAAAAAATGTTAAAAAAAACACCCTGATATATATAATAATGGGTAACAATATATCACGAGATAAAGATAGTCAAGAAAATCAGAATAAGATGACGACCCCTAAGAAAAGTACGTTTGGTATCTCTCCTGGTGAAACGATTGATGATTATCTCACTCGTAAAGGGTATGATCGCACTCGTGCTCCGAAGACGCCTGACAAGTCGTCAACGACCAATAAGGAACGAATGCAAGAGTGCATGAAGGCTCCGGTCAAACTCATCAAAAGTTTGAGCGAAGATCCGCTCCATTACGAGCTATATTTCCACGATTATGATGATCCTCTTGAGTGATTAACATAATAAGAAAAAACTCATTTGAGTTCCAACAATTTGTTGGTTTTTTAAAAAAAATTTTGGATTATTTGACCTGTATAGAGATTTATCTTTAACGAGTTCAATATTGAACTCTCTAATCTTAATCTAATCTATATGTATCTCTATTAGGTTCGGGTTATCCAGAAAACCCTAACATATATATACGGTTTGGGGGGGTCATTTTTTAACATTTTTTACTTTTTTTGAAAAATGTTAAAAAATATAACTTGAATTTTTAATGTTAAATTATATATATTAGAAATATAATAATACGACGATACGGAAATCAAATGATATTCGATAAAGATATTAAGATTTATTCACGTCTTTTTCGCCTTAAAGCGAAAAAGGTATTATCAGAGGAATTTATAAAAAACACGATTCCGATTATTTCAGACGCTACGATTATTGAAATAAATTCAAACGGACATCCTAATGTTGAATCAACTATTGTAAGTCATTCAGAATATTATTTCGTATACTTCCTTTTGGTTCGCATATTCAACTATATTGCGAAAAAATCTAAAAAGTAATATCATTACTGTTATGTCTATCAAATTCTTGGTAAAAAACATGAGCAATTATGAAGGACATCATTAAAGGGTTGTCGAACCAATTTTCAAATGATAGACAACATGAAATTGCTGTCATTGAACCTATGTATAAAAGAGACATTGTCTTATGTTTTTTTAATAGTGTAAAATGAGTTTGATATTGCGACGGTGTGTGGCAAAGTATTAAAAATAAGAGAACTATGTCAGGTTCTAAAACTTGTAATGACACAATAAAAGATGAAGCAAGTAATTTTAGTTCTAAATTATCATCTTCAAAAGGCATTTGATGTCGCCAATGTATTGCAGAAAATGTCATAAAATATAAAAAAGAAAATCCAGGACATATAATTGATGCTATTGGATAAGTAGCAAATGCCTTTATATTTGATTCAACATAAACATTTGTTAGGTTCTTGTCATGAGCATCTATAACATCTATGATTCCATGTGCTGGCACTACTATTGGTAACGCTATATTAACAAAATCGTGAATTTGATGAGGAACTATCATTGTTGTTGAAATTCAAATTAAATTAATTATATATATAAAAATTGTGTAATAATGAACAGAATTACTATATGTGGAGTTTTTTTAATAGCAGTGCTAATATTGATTTTGATAATACTTTTCAAACAAAAAGAAATAGAATTATTTTCTTTAAATTCTAATTCAAAAGATACATCCTCGTGTTTGTGCGGTAAAAAACACACGTAAAACGCATGAAATTTTTAAATTTTTTTTAATTTTTTGGGAATTTATCTTTAAGATCTTCTACCTCTTTGATAGAAGAATCAATTGCTTCTGTTAGAAGATTCATACATTTTGATTTGTAATCATTCACATCGTCAATATTGTCTGTAAGTTTGATGCGAATAGCAAGTTTGTTTTCAAGAGGATGTGTTTCGTGAAAAGAAATATGAGAGATTGCAGGCCGATCCACATTATAAAACTTGTTATACATTTTTTCTTGAACGATGAAACCAGTCGTTGCAGAGTGGCGATTGAATATGATTTCGAGACCTTTAAAATTATCAATTGGAGTTACTGTAATTTTAAAGTCATTTAGTTTTTGACGCATATCTTCTAACATATTGATAAGAACATCAAATGAATCATTTACAATTTTTTTACAAGAAACAAGACCAACCGTTTCAAGCATAAATTTATATTCATCCTTTTCAGCAACAGACGTACACACAGTTGTAGTAGCAAATTTACTGTTCTTCGCACCAAATCCCTGTTTCAGTTTGAATTTCACATCTATTTCTTGAATCTCATTTTGGATAATTTTTGGGAAACGTGTAATTAGAATAGGATTCGGTTTTTGAATGAACATTTTCTTTTTCTCATTTTCACTAATTTCATTATCATCTTTATATACTTTAATATCGTCAGTATTAACAAATCCCGATTTATGGTCGGACGAATTCACTTTCAATTCAAATGTATATTTTTCGTATTCGTCAATATTTTCGATTGTAACAGGAATCAGTCCAATACGATGCGATAGAAATTCATTGTGTAAACTTGTCGAATTTTTCTTGAATTCAATTTGGTCGAACGCAACGTTTAGAATATTTGAAAGAGCAGTTCTTCTTATACCCGACACAATAGATTTAGATGCATCTTTGGAAATGGAAAACTTAAGAGAATCATCTTCTTCGATAATTTTTGAAAACATTTTAAATTTACTTATTACTTAATTATATATATATTTTTATGAAACATTTTTGAAAAATTTATAAGGAAATTTTTTTGTGTTTTGTAAATATTATAAAATGAATTAAAATTCCAAATAAAATATATTTGTTGTGTGTTTATTTTATGAAATTTTATATTATTTCAATATAATCATATGAAAGATTTAGTATCAATAGTAACACCTACAACCAAATCTCGTGAAAAGTGTCTCGATTTACAATTGAAAAATATCAAAAATCAAAATATCTCTAAATCCATTTGCGAGTGGATTATTATTTC